TGATGATATTCTAACAACAACAATAGCTTCTTCGTCTTTAGATGCTACTGATTTCACACATAGAAATATTGTGGATATTAGAGAGAAGACTGAAGTCACTATTTTAGTACCTTACGTTTCTGTAGCCGAATGGCAAGAAACGCGAAATGACTTAGGTGCAGTTGGTGTTGTTCGAGTGTATTGTCTTGATCAACTAAAAGGTCCCGCTATTGTTCCTAGCGAGATTAAAATTAAAGTCGAAATGTTTGGAGGTCCAGACTTTGCTTTTGCAAGTCCCAGAAATATCGATTTTAACCCCCTGGTTGCGGGGTCTATACAAGGAGGTGATGAACAATCACCTGAAATGTGCCGATTTGACTTAACAACGATCGGAGACGTTCAGCAACCAATACGTACCCTTTACGCCGAAGAAGCAACGATTGGTGAGTCTATCACCTCGCTTCGAAGTAATCTTAAAAGGGGCGGTATGGTTAGAGTAACCACCGTCGATACAAATGACGCTGAAACAGTGCGTGTTTGTCCTTTTATGAATACGTGGCTCCGTAGTGCGTCGTTCGATCTGCCTGCAGATCTTGAGACTTCGACTAGGGATCCATACTCAATTTTGAGTTCGATTTATGCTAATAGTGGGGGAGGCATGAGAATTAAAGCATTCTCAGACACAAGAGCCGTTAGCAACGGAACTTACATAGTCACTTTAGACCATGTTAATTCTGCAGCCTCTGATGTCCTTAATTTTGCTGAAACGATCAGTCAAACTGATGCAGATTATATTGCAAATATAGGAAATCAAGCTACAATAGTTTTTAATGCTAATGCTCCCGTTTCTGGAGTGTTTATTCCACAAAATACTAGAACTTTATCGCGCCTTAGCTCTGCGAATGCATCTAATGGAATTGTTCCTGTGAATTATAGAAAACTAGAGGCTGATCCATCTCAACTTTTTATTAAGTTGATGAATTTGGATTCGCCAGATATAGATAAACTTTATTTCCATAGAGCCATGGCCGATGATGGTTCATTTGGTAATTTTGTGAGCATTCCGCCAAGGTATGCTCCGTGAGATGCCTCACGTATAGTCCGAAACAGACTAAATTTTTTTTTT